TAGTAGAAGCAACAATCCTAACCAAGAATGAAGAAGGACAATACATATTATCCTTGAAGCAGAATGAAGTAGAAGCCATTTGGAATGATTTACAAAATAGATTTGAACTATCTATACCTATTATGGGTAAGGTTGTTAAAATTGTTAAAGGTGGACTAATTGTAGACATTGGTGTTAAGGCATTTTTACCTGGTTCATTAGTTGATACAAATAGGGTAACAGACTTTACGGCATATGTTGGCCATGAGGCTGAATTCCTAATTCACTCAATTGATAGAGAAAAAGGAAGTATCGTTCTTAATCGTCGCTCACTAATTGAGCAGATGCAAAAGGAAGATAAACAAATAGAGTTTGCCAAATTAGCAGTGGGCCAAATACATAAAGGCATAGTTTCAGGTATTACTGAATATGGAGTCTTCATTGAAATTGGATTACTTGCAGGCTTGGTTCATAAATCAAAGATGGCTGAGTTTACGCCTGATCAATTTACTGTTGGTCAAGATGTAGAAGTTGAAATAATAGATATTGACTTTGAAAAGAGCAGGCTGTCGTTAGCACTGAGAGGTTAACATGGCGTGGCCTCCAACATATTTATCACCTATTACAGAAACTGAATTAGCCAACACTCGTGGTTATGAAGTTATAGATTTTATTGAGACTCTTTGTCATCTAACGGAAGACTCTATTGCTGGTAAAACTGGCGACAAGTTTATTCTTAGACCTTGGCAGAAAGACCTTCTTCTGCATTTATATGTTCAAAGAGAAGATGGACTTCTTAAACACCGTCGTGCCTTAATTGGCATTGCTCGTAAGAATGGAAAGTCAGCACTTATTGCTTCCCTCGTTTTAGAGCAATTAGTTTTAGGTGTTAGTGGTGGTCAGATTTATTCTGCAGCAGCAGATAAGGAACAGGCTCGTATCATTTTCAAAACGGTAAAGAAGATGATTGAATTAGAACCAGAGTTGAAGAATATACTTGAAGTTTATCAGAATACAATTTATAACCCTTTAACTGGTTCTGTATATAGGGCTTTGTCTTCTGAAGCATATACAAAAGAAGGTTTAAACTCTACATTTATTGTAATAGACGAATTACATGCACAGCCAAATAGAGAACTATATGATGTTTTATCTCTATCTATGGGTGCTCGTGAAGAACCTATGCTTGTAGCAATTACTACGGCTGGTTCAAAATATGATTCAAATGGTAAAGATTCTGTCTGCTACGATATGTACAATCGTGGAGTACAAATAGCAAAAGGCGAAGTTGAAGATCCTTCCTTCTTTTTTGCATGGTGGCAAGGCAATGATAAATTAAATTACAAGGATCCTGAGAATTGGCATTTAGCAAATCCGTCTTTTGGCGATATATTATCTCCTGAAGATATGGAGTCTGCTGTATTACTTACTCCAGAAAATGAGTTTAAAACTAAACGACTCAATATGTGGGTAAGCACAGGCCAAGCATGGATTCCGTCAGATGCCTGGGACGCATTGGAACTCAAGAATCGTGGGGCGATTAAGGGCGAAGATGTTGTTCTGGCATTTGATGGTTCTTTTTCAAACGATGCTACTGCTATAATTGGATGGTTCTTAGGTGGAGAAAAGCCTCATCTAAAGATAGTAGGACTCTGGGAGATACCTGAAGTAGACCCAGATCCTATGTGGACTGTTCCAATTGCAGAAGTAGAGAAGACAATTATTGATGAGTATAGAAGCACAGATACGAATACGATTGAGATTTGTTTTGATCCTGCAAGATGGGCCAGAACATTTATGATTCTTGAAGAGCAAGGGATGCCTATCATATCTTATCCTAACTCAGCAGAGCGTATGGTTCCTGCTACTCAGAAATTTTACGAGGCAATTATGAATCAATCATTTACTCATGATGGTGATCCAAGACTTGCCAGACACATATCAAACACAGTAACAAAGACTTCTTCAAGAGGTCTAATGGTAGCAAAGGCTACTAACAAAAGAAAAATTGACGCTGCAGTAGCAGCAATATTTGGCTATGATAGGGCAACAGCACCTAAACCAAAGCCAGTCGTACCAAGAATACACTTCGTATAAGGAGAATAATGAAGAAGCCTAAAATAGATTGGTCACTATTAACAGAGATTGCGGGTGTAGGTCTTGCTACATATGGACTTTATTTGATTTCAATGCCTATTGCTTTTATAGCATTAGGTGTATTTTTAGTTTATATAACGGAAAAGGAGTAACATGGCCCTCGCAGGTATTTATAATGCAACCATGGATCAAGGAGCACAATGGACTCTTACTGTTATTTATGATGACAGCAATGGTAATCCAATTGACCTAACTGGATATACTGCTCGTATGCAGGTTCGTCGTAAGTATGATTCTTCAACTGCCGTTTTGACTTTAGCAACTGGAGGCCAAGGAATTGCTATTACTCCACTAACAGGAACACTTGAACTTACTGCTACAACAAATCAGACTGCCGCTATTGAAGGCGGAATTTATGTTTACGATTTAGAAATTACTAATGCTGGAGTTGTTACAAGATTAATGCAAGGTTCTATGACCGTAAGGCCACAGGTGACACTCAATGCCTAATGTAAACATCACAGAATTAAATAATATCGTTACAGTTGATGAAGTAAATAATTCTGTTACCGTAACTACTGTTGTTGGTCCAGTTGGTGCTACAGGCGCAACTGGTCCTACTGGCGCAACTGGCGCAACAGGTGCTACAGGAAGTACTGGACCTACAGGAAGCACTGGACCTACTGGTTCAACAGGTGCTACTGGCCCTCAAGGAGTCACAGGCGATGTTGGACCTACTGGAGTTACTGGACCAATTGGTGCCACTGGCCCTGTTGGTGCAACTGGAGATACTGGTGCCACAGGTGTTACTGGTGCAACTGGACCTATTGGTGTAACTGGTGCCACTGGTCCATCTGGAGCAACAGGAGCCACAGGAGATACTGGTCCTACTGGAGTAACAGGTGCTACTGGTCCTGCTGGTGTTACTGGTGATACTGGAGCAACAGGAGCAACTGGACCGCAAGGCGTTACTGGAGACATTGGACCTACTGGCGCAACAGGACCTATTGGAGTTACTGGTGCTACTGGACCTCAAGGCGTAACTGGAGATGTTGGCCCAACTGGTGCTACTGGGCCTGCTGGTGCTACTGGACCTGCTGGAAGTACAGGAGCAACTGGTGCAACAGGAGCGACAGGACCTACTGGTGCAGGAGTAACAGATTTAACTGCAGGACCTATTCTATCTGTATCAAGTACATCTTCTATTAATCCACTAAATCAAACTGGTACTGGAAATGTATTCGTACTAAACGATGGCACTCCAAGTATTGTAAGTGGAATGGTTGTTCAGGGTATTAATATTAATACTGGATCAGCAGGATTTGGTAACTTAAGATTTGGTCCAAACAATGGACTTCAATCAGTAACTACTGGTAATCAAAACATATCAATTGGATCTCGTGCTTTAGAAAATATTACTGATGGTGGTAACAATGTTGCCATTGGTGCTGACTCTATGAGATTTGGTACATCTGGTAATGACAATGTTGCAATTGGTCCATTCACTTTGATGGATAATACCACTGGTAATGGTAATCTTGCTATTGGTGGTTCTGCACTTCAAAATAATACAACTGGTCAAAGCAATGTTGCTGTTGGTAATGCTTCATCAGATTCTAACACTACTGGTGGTAATAATACAGCCATTGGCTTCCAATCTCTAAAAAATAATACAACTGGCAATAGTAGCGTTGCTATTGGAACCAGGGCACTTGAATTTAATAATGCAAATTTTATTACTGCTGTTGGATATGAAGCACTTAGAAATAACTCAACAGGAACAGGCAATGTTGCTATAGGTGCAGCAGCATTAATCACTAATACTACAGGAAGTAGAAATACTGCGATTGGTTTTGAGGCTTTGTATGATAATCAACAGAACGATAATACTGCTGTGGGATATCAAACTCTTTCCTATAACACTACTGGTGCTCGCAATACCGCTATAGGTTCTGAGGCTTTAGAGAACAACGCAACAGGTTCTGACAATGTTGCTATTGGATTCCAAGCACAGCAAAATAATAGCGTTACAAATGTTATAGCAATTGGTAGCGGTGCTCTAAAAAATAATCAAGGTAATCAAAATGTTGGTATTGGTTCAAATGCTCTAAATGCTAATACAACAGCAACTAACAATGTTGCTATTGGAGTTGCAGCATTAAAAGACAATACAACAGGAGCAAACAACCTTGCTGTTGGTGGCTCTGCACTGGAATTTAATACAACAGTTAGTGGCCTTGTTGCAATTGGAGCAAACGCTCTAAGAAACAATTCAACTGGAACACAAAATTTAGCAATTGGTGGAGATGCTCTATTAAATCTTACAACAGGTAGTCGCAATACTGCGATTGGTACAAACGCACTTCTAAATAATATAATATCAAATAGCAATACAGCAATTGGAGCAAATGCTTTACAAAACACCACTGGAAGCGACAACATTGGAATTGGCCAGGCTGTTTTATTTGCAAATACTACTGGAAATAACAATGTTTCTATTGGTTCTGGTTCAATGGATGGAAACACATCAGGAAGCAATAATACAGCAATTGGAACAGCAGCCCTACAATCTAATACTACTACAAGTAACAATACTGCTATTGGAGCATTTGCTGCACGATACACTGTTGGAACAGGTGCAGTAGCAATTGGTCAAAACGCTTTAAATGTTAACACCACTGGAAGTGAAAATACTGCTGTTGGTATTAATGCTTTAAGAGCCAATGTTGCTGGATCAAATAGCGTTGCTATTGGTGCTAATGCATTAAATAATAATTCTGGCAGCAGTTCTAATATTGCTATTGGTAGCAGTGCTATGGCCAATGGTAATAACGCAAATAGCAATAACATTGGTATTGGTGCAGAGGCAATGCTTAATTTGAGTACTGGTAACTTTAATATTGGTATTGGTACTCGTGCATTAAGAAATGTTGCTGCTGGTTCAGACAATACTCATATTGGTTATCTATCTGGAGAAAATGCAACAGGATCTGCCAATACTGCTTTAGGTAACTACGCTTTACAGACACTTACAACTGGTCAATCAAATACTGCCATTGGTTATGTTGCTGGTCAATCACTCACTACAGCAAATGGTATGGTTGCTATTGGAACACAAGCAGCCCAAGCACAGACAAACACTGGTGGAACCGCAATTGGATTTATCGCTGCACAAGGTAATGTTACTGGTGCTGCTAACTGTTCTATTGGAACTGGAGCAGGGCAGCAAATGGGAAATTCTAATAATAATACCTATGTTGGTCAAGGAACTGCACAGTTTAATGGAACTGGTATCGCAACATTTACATTAACAAACGGTGGTTCTGGCTACACAGATGGTGTTTATACAAATGTGGGATTGGTTCCATCAAGAACTTATGCTGGTCAGGTCCCAAGATTTGATATAACTGTATCAGGTGGAACAATAACAGTTGTAACTCTTGTTCAACCAGGAAGTGGATTCATTGCTACAGATACTCTAACAACTAATGCTTCAGTTGGTGGAACGCCTGCTGGACTTTTGGCTGGTACTGGATTTTTAGTCACAGTTAATACAGTTACTACTAATAACTTTAATACAGTTGTTGGTAGAGGTGCAATGCAGTTTAACATAAATGGTGGAAGCAATACAATTCTTGGCTACCAAGCAGGAAGACCTGCGGCATTTACTGCGACATATCCAGGTTATAGCCGAAATGTACTTATTGGATATCAAGCGGGAGCCAATGAAACAAACTCTGACAGACTTTATATTTCCAATACTAATACATCAACACCATTGATATTTGGTATATTTGACAATACTGGTGGTACTGCTGGTAGATTGCAAGTTAATGGTGATTTAGTAATTAAATCCAAGACTCCTGCATCTGCCTCTGATACTGGTACTCAAGGAGAAATCGCATGGGATACAGATTATATCTACATATGCACAGCAACTAATACTTGGAAACGAGTAGGAATAGCCACATGGTAAGGAGAATAGGTTAATATGAGTCTATCTAAAAGATTAAAGGCATCTGGTGAGGCCAGAACTGGCAATAACCAATACATTGAGCCTCTTATTCCACCACGACCACTGTATGGCGTAGCAAATGCTGGTGTCTATGTAGATGCTGACTCTGCTCTACGAATTTCTACTGTTTATTCATGTGTAAGATTACTTGGCGATACCGTCTCATCTTTGCCAATGGGTGCATATGTTCGTAGAGGCCGTAATCGTATTTCTTATTCTGCGGTATATGGAAGTCAACCAGAATGGATCAATAAGCCTAATCCAGAGGCAACAAGATTAGAATTTATTGAACAAATAATCACATCCCTACACCTACATGGAAATGCATATGTCCTAACAGTTAGAGACAATTCTGGCGAGGTAGTAGAACTATATTGCCTTAACCCTAATGATGTAAAGATTGAAAGACCATTTCCAGGAGAGCCTCTTGTTTACAAACTAAGAGATGAACTAAATAACTTTACTCGTATTTTGACCAAGGATGAAATCGTTCATATTCCTATGATGAAGGTTCCTGGAAGCCATTATGGATTATCTCCAATTGGAGCATGTAGAATGTCAGTTGGTATTTCTATGGCTTCTGATACATATGCTTCTTCATATTTTGGTAATGCCGCAAATCCTGCAGGTGTAATTGAAGTAGCAGGAGAATTGACAGATGAACAGGCTGCAGATATCAAGCGTCAATGGAATCAAAATCATGGTGGCCCATACATGTCTGGATCAACCGCAGTTCTTTCAGGTGGAGCAGCATTTAAGCCTCTATCACTAAACGCTGCAGACGCACAATTAATTGAAAGCAGAAAATTCAATGTGGAAGATATCGCAAGAATTTTTAGAGTCCCTCTAAGTCTCTTGGGTCATCCAGCACAAGGCGCAATGTCTTATGCATCTGTTGAAGCCCAGAACCTTTCATTTGTTCAGCATTCTCTACGCCCATTATTGGAGCGTTTGGAACAAGCACTATCACCATTGCTTCCTGAAGCAGATGGATTTATTAGATTTAATTTAGATGCCCTTCTTCGTGGTACCACAATTGAAAGATTTGATGCTTATACAAAGGGTCTAAGAGAAGGTTTCTTAAGCCTAAATGATGTTCGTTCATTTGAAGACCTATCACCACTTGGAGAATCTGGAGATCAATATAGACTTCCTCTACAAAATATTGATGCAGCACAGGCTCCGCTTGTTGGAGATAAGATGAAGGCTGAGATTGCTTCTATTCTTGTTCAGGCTGGATATAATCCTGACGATGTTGCTAAGGCATTTGGAATGGAAGAAATTGGACATACTGGACTTGCTTCTGCTCAATTACAGCAGGTAGCATTAATTAATCCAGAGAATCCTGATGCTGTTTATAGCGATGAGGTAAAAGACTAATG